AAGGAGTATACTGATGATTTGAAAATGATTTTGTCGTCAAATATTGCGGATAAGATTGCTCCTCTCATCAAAGATTCGAATGGGAGTATATTAGACAAGACACAATTATTGCTGACAGAACTTGTTCCAAAAAATAATGAAAATCTCTCCAAACAGATTAACGAAAACATAAAATCATTTTGTTCTGTTATGACGGAAGAGATTAGTAAAACGTTAAAAACTGATGGCGAACCTTTGTCGAAATCATCACTTGATGAGTTTATTAAAACGATTGATTTAAAATTTGATAATGTCATTGATTCAACTAGAAAAATGGTTGATTCAGCCAAGGATGGTGATACTTTGTCGCAATCATCACTTGATGGTTTTATTAAAACGATGGACTCAAAATTTTCTAATGTTATTGATTCAACAAGAAAAATGGTTGATTCAAACAAGGATGCCACTTTGTCGCAATTTTCCTCTATAACTTCATCACAAAATTCACTTCTATCTGAAGTAAAGGATGTTCTAAAAAAAATGGAAAATTCTAGTTCAAAGGGAAAAATATCCGAGAATATTGTTTTGAACATTTTGAGGGACTTATTTCCATCAGCTGAGGTTGAATATGTTGGTTCTCAAAAAGAATCAGGTGATATTATGATTCATCGTAAAGATAAACAGAAGATTTTAGTTGAGAATAAGTGTTATGAATCTCGTCAAGTTACATCAGACCAAGTTAAGAAGTTTATTCACGATGTAGACATACAAAATTGTTCAGGTCTATTTCTTTCTCAAGAGGGAGGTATTGTTAATAAGGAAAACTTTGAAATAAATATACACAATAGAAATGTCTTACTGTATATCCATAATGTAAATTATGACCCGGATATTATTAAAATCGCGATTGATATTATTGACTCTTTCAAATCTAAATTGGATGAAATTACAACAACAGATGACTACTCAATAAGCAAAGATACACTCGAAGAAATTAATAAAGAATATCAACTATTTCTTGAACAAAAATTAGCCCAATTGAAAATGGTTAAGGAATTCTCTCAAAAGATGATTAAAAACATTGAAGGTATTGAACTTCCTTGTCTTGAAAAGATGTTATCATCAAGATTTGGCTATATTAATTCAGGTAAGTTTATTTGTGAGAAATGTAATTTTGTCGGAAAAAATCCTCTAGCTCTTTCAGTTCATAAACGAACGTGTGATAAAACTACACAAGAACTTAGTAACGATATTCCTTCAAATATTCAGTTGACTCTACATGCGTCACCTGCGCAACCAGCGCAACCAGTGGTTCAACAAAAACAAGGTAAAACACTTACAAAAAAGGTTGGTAGTTCTTTACCAAACAAATAAAACAGTCAATACCGTAAAGAAAAATAAGACAAAACAGAGTTATAATTTGTATATTTTATAACTATGTTTCAAGATGGTATTATACCTTACTAACGTAACACATATTGTGTTCTATTATTCAAATACTAATTTAGTATCTATACATATAGACATAAAATATGCTAAAGAATTTTACGCATCATTATGAATTCTTGGTTACACAATCCAAATCCTTTTCATTCATTGTTTTACTTATAACTTTCGCCTTAATATTCCTAAAATCTGGTTCAAATATTATTCCCCTAAATATTATTGTATTGTTAGGTAGTATTTTCCTGTTTCACTATTACCCAGGGTATTATCGTGTTGTAAATGCCAAGGCACCTAAACTGACGCCATTATTGGCTGTATTTGATTTCATACTACATTATTCACCATTGATTTACATCATTGTTTATAAGGTTTACACCAAGACAGAGATAAACTATACACTTTGTTTTGCTATTCTGACGTTATACATTCTCTTGTTTCATTCAGAAATACATAATATCTACTTCAAATACGACCGATACTTATCATAAACATTCCCCACAAATCTCTCGGAGTTATAACTTTCAAACTATCCATTCCGAGAGATTTCAACCCAAAAACACAAACTCGGCATCAACGGCACCAGACTTACTCACGAATCAGCGTTCCATTCTTGCCAACGGCCGAATCTTAACGCCAGATGTTTGAGAGATTGGGTGCCGAACCATCTATAAACAATCCATAAACAATCTGTAAACATAAATCTCTCAACACATCCATTCCAAACCATTATAAACATCCAATAAATCTCTCAACTCATACGTTTCAATTCGTGAACTCCGAGAGATTTCAACCCAAAAACACGAACTCGGCATCTCCGGCACCAGACTTACTCACGAATCAGCGTTCCATTCTTGCCAACGGCAAAATCTTAACGCCAGATGTTGAGAGATTGGGTGCCGAACCATCTATAAACAATCTGTAAACATAAATCTCTCAACACATCCATTCCAACCCATTATAAACATTCCCCAAATATCTCGGAATCTTAGAATCCAAACAACCATTCCGAGAGATTTCAACCCAAAAACACAAACTCGGCATCAACGGCACCAGACTTACTCACGAATCAGCGTTCCATATTCACCGAAGGTTCAATCCTAACGCCAGATGTTTGAGAGATTGGGTGCTGGATGTTTACTTATCAAATCTCTCGTCTATATAAGAAATATTATATTCATTACAACATATAACAATAACATTCCATTCCATTCCATTCCATTCCATTCCATTCCATTCCAATGGACTTTCTCAACACCGGCGACCTCATTTTATGCGACGACCTCGAATACAAAGATTGGGGACTCTTCAGTTGGCTCATCAAATTCGTCACAAAAAGCGATTTCTCTCACGTGGCGATGGTGGTGAAAGACCCCGAGTTCACCAACCCGCCAATGAAAGGAACCTACGTATGGATGTCCGGCACCTCAAACATCCCCGACCCAGAAGACAATACGACAAAATTCGGCGTCCAATTCGTCCCTTTCGACGAATATGTGCGCACCTACGGCGGCAAATTATATCTCCGCAGGTTACACTGTTGGAAGCATTTCCAGTTATTCACAAAGGAGAACTTAAAGAAAATCCACGACGTCGTATACGATAAACCATATGACGTCGTAATCACGGATTGGATTGAAGCGTATTGTAAGAAAGACCCGCGCCCTCAAAAGACATCCCGGTTCGTATGTAGCGCATTTATCGGTTATATTTATACGAAACTCACGCTCCTACCTGAAGACACCGACTGGGATTTGTTATACCCTAGCTACTTCTCAAGCGAAAACCAAGGACTCTCACTCCTCCACGATTCATATCTCTCGCCTGAGGAATTGATTCACGTGGAATCATAATCATAATAATAAGAATAATGACATAAAAACGTTAACCTATACTATTTCACAGAATGAATATCACAGATTTATCAAGTCATATACCACCTCTACTAGCAATTGCTGGCTATGTCGCATATCCCAAGCAACTTCGGATAAACCCGTCATTATTATACATCCTTTCCCTCATTCACAATGGCGCCTTGGTTGCGTTCAGTGCGTGGACGTTTATCAGCTTGTCGCAAATCTTATACACCGATGGAGTTGTATTCCAACCGAATTATTATTTTAAAAACCCACAGTTTGATAGAGTGATTTATTGGTTCTACCTTTCAAAATATTACGAATTCTTTGATACATTTTTATTATATCTAAACGGTAAAACGCCGATATTCCTTCAAAAATATCATCATATTGGCGCTGTTATTTGTTGGCACTTGACATATGTCTACACGGTAGATACGGTTTGGATACCGAGCATCGCGAATTCGTTCGTTCACACGATAATGTATTCATATTACTTAGGTTGTTTGTTGAAAATCAATCAAGTCCGATTTATCAAAAAATACATAACAACACTACAGTTGATTCAATTATTTTCTACAATGGTGATATCAAATGTGTTATACACGCCGGTTGAAACAACAAGAAATGTATACCTAATGTGGGTAGTGAATATATATAACATTGGATTGATATTAAGTTTTATCCAATTTTACAACAGAACTTACAATGAAATGAAATGAAATGAAACCATTATGGATTTACACAGGATACTCGATATCGCGCCAGTTGATTGTCATTCCTGTCAATGAATGCGGTTTGTAATGTCTCTCATTGAGAGATTTCAGTTCTTGAATATACGTGGTATTCACGAGTGACGGGTGGACATACCAATCCTCATATGGATAATCATACCCATTATTGATGTCGTGGAAGACCTGGATATATCCTCGTTTCGCAAAGAGTTCGCGAGAGATTTCACGAGTATTATGTTTATTCGAATGATAAATATCGTGTTCAAATGTCACCGTCGCAAACGTATAGGTGTCAAAGATATTTTTATCCAGGTTTTGTAGGGTTCGCAAGGTTGACCCATTTTCTTCCTCTAAATCAATCTGTAAGTAATCAATTGCGCGAGGCATATTGTTTGATTCAAATACACGCTTGTAGTCAATTTGTGAAGCATCGTTGATGAGATAAACGCTCTTTGGACGATGTTCCTTGTAAAGGGGCAGAAATCGCGGCTCATATTCTACCATAATGCCCTTCCAGTCATATTTGGATTCCAGGAGATAGGTGTTATTCGAATGTATCGGATGATTGGAACCGATTTCCACGAAATAACCGCGCGGCTTGCCTTGAAGCGCGTGAAGAACAAACTTATCCTGCTGTGCTTGGCCGTTATACATCACTCGTATTATATATTAACATACCATTCTTTTATTTTGTTTTTACAGAAAGGACGACCGCTGCGCCCGCGCCGGAAGAAAGCGCAGACACCTTCTGATTCCGCGCATAATTATTCTTGAAATATTGAATCGTTGTTCCATATTCCAAGTAGTATTTACTCCGTTGCCCGATGACGGCGCGGTCTTTCTCCAATGCAGAGTAATCGATTATCTCCGTGCTCGTTTTCTCTTTCACGCGCGCCGAACTCGCATTGACTTCGTCGGATTTCGCCGACATTTCAATGTCTTCACCGGCGAAGTGGATGTTGAATTCAGCGAGGATGGCATCCATCTCTTTCTGTGCTGTCTTTCGCATTCTCTCGGCGGTGTCAAGATTGGACTGCTCGCGCTTATAATCCGAGATGAGGAGTGCGCGAAATGCTGCGTGGGCGGCGGCGGTAGAGGTAGACCCGCGCGACATCTCGATTATCATATCCAGGAGCGAGAAAAAGAACGGGATGTTGTTCCGGTCAAAACACGATACGTAAACCAGTGTCTTCTGCTGTAGTTTGTTGATTTCAAACCGTTTTTTACAGGAGATATTGCCATTTGCGAGCATAATCCCGCCGATGGCTGCGGTTTCTTTGCGCAGTATATCGCGCTCAAACTCGGCGGTGCTGACGACTGGGTTGGTGGGAAGATTGTTTTTGGTGTCGAGTAGGATGACGACACCGGTGTCCTTGTTACGGAAATGAAAGTCGGTCTTTTCGCTTAACACGGAACCCACGTGGGTGATTTGCCAAACGGAGTTTAGGTGCGCGTCGTTGTAATCCAGTAATTTAGGATAAAGTTCTTCTTCATAATTCTTGCCTTTGGATTTGTCTTCGTATAGACTGTAATACCACTTGTTTTTCACTTCAAGGTCGGCGATTTTGGTATTGAGGTGTTCGGTCTTTGCGGCGATTTGTCGGTCGGTGTCGGATTGGATAGTCGCGAGGATTTTGTCGAGACGCTGGCGCTCCGCGGCGAGTTGTTGCTTATATTCCGCGGCTTTCGCTTCGCCCTTTTTATACTCTTCTTCGCGGACTTCAAAGATGCGCGATGAGAGATTTTCGAGTTGTTGCTTGTATTCGTGTTCTTTGGCGGCAGCAGTGGCGGCGGATGCGGCAGCAGTGGCGGCAGCAGTGGCGGCGGTGGCGGGAGGCGGAAGATGCGCGCGATAATGTGCGAGAGATTTGGCGTGTATCAAGCAACCCAACTCGATAATGTGGCGTTGGGTTGCTTCGTCATAGTCGGAGAATTGGGCGGACATTTATATAGAATCGGTGTGATGTGTTTAGATTATTTTGTGTCTAGTATGTATAGTTGACGAGAAAAAGATAGAAGGATGGCGAATGCACTTCAACAAGCACTTAATTTAATTGGAAGAGAAAAAGGCCCTGACTTTGTGTTGAAAATTGAAGATAATTTAATAACTGTTCCTCCGCCAGGAAATACAAACGTGGAAGATGTCATTTCAAGCGATAGTGGTATATCAGAAGTATTAAATATTATAGCATTTTTAGTTAATCCAGCTGCGAATCGTGTTGCTGCAACAATCGACACTACTAAGTCTATTCTAATAAACACTGTTGGGACGCAACACGATGTCAATTTTGATGTCGGTGGTGGAAATCTTCAAGCTGATAACGCTGGTTCATTATTTACGACTACTCCTGCGCACAACCACCCATTTGTAAACTTAAATACATTTGGTGTTGCTCTCACCGGTGTGGCTCAAAATCAAAAAATTCCGCAAGGTATTCTCAAAAGACGTGGTGGAGATGCTACACCTGGTTATAATTTTGATGGTGGGGTTGACCACGCCAATCGAATACTCACCGGCGTAGCCGCAGGAGGCGGCGCAGCACTAAACCAACATACGCTAGATTTAATGTCAAGGTGTGTCAAACAAATGATAAATATTTTAATAAAAGTTAGAGATATATTTGGTCCTCAGGGATGGACTTCATTGTTCAATCAAATAAAAACGGGCGGCGCCAACAAAAACCACATCAAGCGCACCCATCGTCAACACCGCCGCAGGTATTCAAGCAAGCAATACTAATTCCTATATTCCTCCACATCCCCCTCAATACCCACATCTCACTGCCTTCCCCACCGGAAATCTCGGCTTACCATCCTCCGTGAGTTCCTGATATACCACCGTCAAGTTCTTACCAATATATGACTCCCCATCATTGAACCACACTCGTCGTTGCTCCATCGTCCCTCGAGGCCGAACGGTAAACTCCTTACCATCGGCCGTCTCGCACACCCAAATCACCGCCCCCGCATCACGTCCATCCCCTTCCTTGAAGTCAATAATCCGGTATTCATCCTCCATAAACTCCTTATACTTCTGTAGGTCATTACTGCGGTAATTCGCACGGTAGACGCCTGCCCCGTTTCGGAGCATAATGCCTTCATACCCCGCTTCCACAAACTCCGAGAACAACCTCCTGAAATCGGAGAGCGCCGCCACTTTTTCGGTGCGCACAAGAATGACGACCGCCTCCGCCTCCGCCGCAGCATCCGCCGCCACCGCCACCGCCGCACTTCGCAACACTCTCGCTGCTGCCATAGACGCCGTAGACGCCGTAACTGTGTCGTTTGCGACACACCCACACCGACGGACCGCCGCAGCAAGGACACCTAGTCTCTCTGAATAAGGCATATTCTCGTTTTTTCTATCATAGATATCGTAGACGTGATACTTCACTTTTGTAAGTCGCGCCTTATCCGAATCCGTGATTTTCTTCTTTTTGATGAGTCCGGCGAGTTCTTCAAACGGCATTTGGTCCGTATATAACTCACCGTCGATGACGACGGACGGGTGTTGCGAGAGATAGGGACGAAGCGCAGCGGCGATATGAGGAAGACCAGTGAAGAATGCGCCGGTGCGCGATTGAAGGGCGACTGTGGTCGCGGCGTCATTAGCGCCAGGGAGGCGTGTCGCATACGATACACACCGTAATCCATCCAACTTTGGTTGAACGAAACAGGGGAATATGATGACCTTCTTCTTTTTAGAGCCGGCACCAGCCACTAGGATGGCGTCAGCCGGATTGAACGTCTGGGCGAGCATCGGGAGAAATGGACCGGGGGCATCCGCAGCGCCGCCACCATCGCCACCGTCGCCACCGTCGCCGTCGCAGTCACCGTCGTTCTCCCAGTGATTACCGGAAATATCGCCATACCCTTCACCACAATCCGCGGGCTTCGTCTCTGAATAACCCTCCTTCTCCTTCTTGTCCGTCCACTTGCGCCGAGTCTCCGAAATACATTGCGCGAGAGGCGTTGTTTCATTAGAACGACCGATATTTTTACCGGTGTTATAATCACGCAACGCAATTTGCTGCTTTCCATTGATATATCCGTGCGTAATCCGCGAAGTAGCATACCCGACCGCCGCCAGCTTCTTATCCACAGGCTGAAGAACCGCCGCAGTCCATACTTTTATTTTTCCATTTTTGTCGATTGCGTATAATGTCGGGAACGATTGAACGAGAGATAGCGTCTTTGAAGTATCCATAATACAATGAGTAAACAATGAGTAAACAATGAGTGAAAACAATGAGTGAAACAATGAGACGTAATATCAGGACAAATACTGAAATATGAATTCAATTTTATCGCTTGAACAAACCAAATGATAACTCATTTCAATAAATTTAAAATAACATATTTAATTTATAGTTATAGATTATAAGCATAAAATGAGTTCCCCCACCCCATATAAAGAAGTTAGTGAAACGGCATACTCGATGCCCGGATTTAGCCGATTAAACGAAGGCGATAAATGTGAGATTGTTGAAATAAATGGAAAACCAGGTAATTTGAAACATAATTTTAAATATAAAGAGAACCGTACCTTCTCTCAAGGTCCATTCATCCCAGTCACATTTAAATCACATGGCGAACCAGTGTCAAGCAGCTACGGCAAGAGAGCAACAGCTATAGTTACAAGAAATAACGGCAAAGAAATAAAACAAGAAGACACCGAAGATTTGCCATCTTTCTATTTTGTTGTCAACGGTGGTAAAACCGCCACATTCAATGGCGGCCGCAAATCTCGTCGCCGTAAGACAAATAAAAATAAACGAATTCGCCGCAAATCGATGAAAAGATTACATCGCAGAAAATAAAGACAAATTATGTTCTTCGCTCATCTCTCGTCTCGCGTCGTTCACTTGTTTCACTCACTACGTTCGCTCCACTCGTGAACTCCGCTCGGTCATCCATCGCAATTATGACTTCAATTCACGTGCAACGAGAGATGGCGCGATATCCGAGCAACCGGGCACAACCCGAGCACCCCCGGCACCTATATTACTCACAAATCCGTGTTCAATATTACACCTTCGGTAAAAATGGAACACGATATTATGAGCGATATGGGTGCCGGAAATGCCGGGGTCTGTATTTTTGTATTTATCACTCCGAGAGACGGCGCGAGCACAACCCGAGCACCCCAGGCACCGATATTACTCAGAAATCCGTGTTCAATATTACACCTTCGGTAAAAATGGAACACGATATTATGAGCGATATTAGTGCCGGAAATGCCGGGGTCTGTATTTTTGTATGAAAATTATACTGACATAACCAAGTCATTATAATTACAAAATCGCGAGAGATTGACCGAGCGGAGTTCACGAGTGGAGCGAACGCAGTGAGCGCAACGAATGTGAACGACGCGAGACGAGAGATTGACCGAGCGGAGTTCACGAGTGGAGCGAAGCGCAACGAGAGACGACGCGAGAGATTGACCGAGCGGAGTTCACGAGTGGAGCGAACGCAGTGAGCGCAACGAGAGACGACGCGAGACGAGAGACGACGCGAGCATCACTCTTCAAAATACGCCGGGTCTATTTTACTTACAACTGTGCGCAAGACGTGATTCTCCTTCGTAAGTTTGTTATTATTTTGAATCAACGAGAGAATCAAATATGTCATCTTTTCAAGTGTGATTTCGTGTTCCTCTTCTGGACTTACGGGATCGGGTGGTGTTTCTATTATAGAAACTGTGCGAGTTGGATGCTGAAACACGGTTGTTCCATCCGGGTTTACACTGGTGCTAATTCCGTGTAACAAACCACCGCCGGGTGCTGGCACTTCGCTCGTTACAACGATGCGACCTTTACAATATTCGTTTGCTGCGGCAGTGACTGCACGAACTACGTGAAGGGTTTCTTCTGACCGCTTGATATAATTAATATTTACTGACGCATTATGTTCTTCATTGCCAACATTGGTTGTATTATGAGTGACGACGGTATTACCCTTGGCGTCTTTGGTGGTAGTCGTGACGGTGCCGTTACCGTGGCCGGTTCTTTTCGGAATGGCTGCGGCAGATGCGGCGGCGGCAGCGGCGACAATGGCTTTTGTTTGCGCGTGGATGATTGCGGCGGTTTCTTGGCCGAGTGTTCGTATTTGCGCGCTCGCTTTGGTCGTTGCGCACCCGGGGGGTGCTCCACTCCCTCCGCTCGCGCTACCTGCCGATACTCTGGTCACAGTAGGACCGCCGATTGGACCACAAGTTGCGCCGCCTATTGGGCCACCAGTAGCACCGCCGTCGTAGGGGGGCGGAACCCCCGGACCACCCGTAGCGCAGCCGTCGTAGGGGGGCGGAACCCCCGGACCACAAGTTGCGCCGCCAATTGGGCCACCAGTAGCACCGCCGTCGTAGGGGGGCGGAACCCCCGGGCCACCAGTAGCACCGCCGTCGTAGGGGGGCGGAACCCCCGGCGGAACCCCCGCGGAACACTTCTCTTTGTGATTATTTAACCCCGACGCAAACTTATACTGTTTTCCACATATATTACACGTAAACATTTCTATCTATTTATGTAAATCTAGACAATTCATTCTATATTCATTTATTGTCGCGCATTATTGTCGCGCTCGGTATCAATTGCGAAACCAACAATTGTATTGTTTCCTGTTGTTTTCGCATCAAATCCAACATTTCTCGGTTTTGGCGTAACACTTCTGCGAAATCGGATGCGGATGGCGCCGCCACTGCCGCCACAGCCACCGGTCCAGGTCTATCGCCAACGACACACACCGCTATATGCGCCTTATACCGCCCCTCTTGCTTGTATGCTTTGTCGCAATTTTCACAACGGAATTCCGGTTCTTTTGCGCAAACCACACATACCATAAACGCAATAATGAGCGCATAGATATCACTTGTCAACATTGTTGTGTTCTCATCACGGATATACACATCCATAATTTGGCAAAAGATGCCATATACTTACGGGTTATTCGCGAGATATTCTTATATTCATTATGAGAATAGGAATTATGACGATAGGAATTATGACGATAGGAATTATGACGATAGGAATTATGACGATAGGAATTATGACGATAGGAATTATGACGATAGGAATTATGACGATAGGA